GGTGAAGTCAATAAGATCTTGGAAGAGAATACCAAACTAGCTACGGTAGTTAAAGCACTTACCCAAAAGGTAGAGCGACTGTCGGAAGACAAGAAGGGTCTCAGCCATAAAGTAAAGGGATTGAGGACTGACGTTAAGTCCTTGGAAGAATCATCTCAGAGACCCTTTAAATCTTCTGAGAAAGCTCATGTAGCATCGGTGAATGGAGGTGATCCAAGAGGGCCGGGTGCATCTGTGGCTACAAATACTGAACTCCTATCTGAGGAGTCAATGAGGCTAATGCCTCTATAAGGAAACGTTTATGCATAACTTAGGTGGCGCTAACACGCTAGTTCAAAAGTGGGAACGGGTTCTAGACGGTATCGAGGACGATTATGTTCGCAGAACCACGGCTACTTTGCTTGAGAACCAAGCAAAGGCTATTTTAGCTGAGAAGCTAGATGAGGCTGCTGTTACTACTGCGACTACTACAGTCGGCAAGCTCGGAACTTTCCAGAAGTTCGCTTTTCCCCTTGTTCGTCGGGTTTATCCCGAACTGATCGCTAACAATATTGTTGGTGTTCAGCCGATGTCTGGTCCGGTGAGTCAGATTTTCTATCTTGGTCATTCTCGTCACGCTGTTAATGAGACTCAAAACGTTTACAGCAAGTATAACCTTACCTATCGTGGTCTGGTTAATGATGACATTGGTTCTCGCAATAAGTTGCAGAACGTAGATCGGAGGGGTACTGGTCAATTCGGTAACTTCGCTGCAACAAGTCATGCTCATGGTGCTCACATTGGAGGTGCTGCCTCTGGAGACGGTGGTTTAAACCTTAGTCTTACTGGTAATGTTGACCTTAGCTCGTTGCTGGATGCAAGTGCTGGTGGTGCTTCTTCCACGTTTGGTGGTAAAATTGCTGGCTGGCCTGATAGTAAGACTATCCTTGGTTGGTCCGTATCTGGTGGTGAAAACCTAACTGGGACTAACATTCCTGAGATAAGCTTTAACATTCAACAGCAGGCTGTTGTTGCTAGGACTCGTAAGATGCGTGCTCTTTGGACTCTTGAGGCTTCTCAAGATCTGAAGGCGTATCATAACTTGGATCTGGAGCGGGAGCTTACTGAGCTTCTCAGTAAAGAGCTTACTCTCGAAATTGATCGTGAGCTTCTAGAAGATCTTCGTATGCTCGCATACAGCCCAAGAAACTTGTCCCCGGATGTTACTGCTGGTGCTGGTGGCTGGTATGAGAACACCTTGGATAATGGTAATCCAAATGCCTTTGGGCAGACTGGTGGTAAAGAGCCATTCGGGCACGAAGATGGTTTTGCACCAACATCGTTTACCTATGATTTCTCTGGCCTTCCAGCTGCGTCTACTAGGGGTTCTAACGTGTTCGTTGTTGACTTAACACTTACATCGTTTACCACGGGTATGGCTGCTCAGCACATGGGTCACAGGTATGCTAACTTGTTGGCTATGCTGAATGTTGTTAGTCAGGATATTTACAGAACTACTCATCGTGGTCCTGGCACTGTTCTTGTTACCTCACCTCTTGTTGGAGCAATGCTAGAAAGTGCTGCTAAACTTGAAGGTGGTGTAAAGGATACTGATAGGCCTACTAACATGGGTACTACGATTGCTTACAAGGGCAAGTTTGCTGGTAAGTATGATCTGTATATTGATCCGCTTTGGCCTGAGGATGAGATTCTTGTTGGTTATAAGGGTACTAACGCAATGGATGCTGGCTTTGTTTATAGCCCGTATATCCCGCTGCAACAGCTGCCTACCATCACTGATCCTGAAAGCTTCCAACCGAGAAAGGGTATTCTTACCCGATACGGTAAGGCTGCTCTCGCTCCTGCAAGTAGATTCTATAGAATCATTAGAATCGTTGGTATCAATGAGAATTCAATGATTGATCCATTCCATCGTGTAACGCATCAGGATGCAGTATCAATTACAGGATACTAAGATAGCTTAGTGTAAAGTAAAGGAAGACTAGGGGCCAAAAGCTCCTAGTCTTTTCTTGTTTGTATAACCTATATAAAATGTATGCCAAATTATATAAATACACATCCAAATCCAGTTCACATAGTAGTGGATGGAGTTTTAAAGTTGATTGGTTCTGGGGAGAAGTTTAGTTCTAATTCTTCTATATCTTACGAAGATATTAAACCAATACTAAAAGAACCTAAAGTAAAAAAGAAGAGAGTAAAAGATGGCAGTAGCTAAACCACTAGTAACCCCGTATGGTAGTTCTTTCGGAAAGTTTGGAGGGCAGGAACTTACTTCCTATTCTGCTTCTGGGGGGATAATAACTGATACGCTAAATGATAATGAACTAACTGATGTAGTGGAACTTAATCAGTTTGAAAGAACTATAAATGATTTTGTTCTAGCTCGTTTGGGGCATCCTATTGTAAGGGTTGAACTCACTCCATTTCAAATAAAGACTGCAATTGATGAGGCAATAACTTATATGTCTTACCATGCTCCAATTTGGGCTAGGAACTATGCAGTCTTTGATGCTTCATCTGGTATTAATCTTTATGAGCTTCCGCTGTTCATCGCCCAGAACCTGGAATATGTTGTATATAAAAAGTCTTTGCTTTCTATACAATCTCAGGCAGGGACTTTAGAGTTTGATTTCTTCATCAAGTATTTCCAAGATAATCATCTATTTTCAGACTTCTCTGTTGGTGAGTTTTATCTTCTACAACAACATCTAGAGCAGATGCGAAAGATACTAGGCCAGGAAGGAACTTGGGACCTAATAAATGGAAAATATCTTCAACTATCTCCAAGACCAGTAATTACTCCGCAAAGAGTTATTTTAGAGTATAGAGCAATTGATACAGATACAGTTCAACCTGCTTATAAGAATTGGATTCAAAGATATACTCTGGCTATTTGTAAGGGTATATTGGGGCTTCACAGAAGCAAGTTTTCAACTATGCCTTCTCCTGGTGGTGGGGCTACTTTGGATGGTCAAATTCTGAGGCAAGAGGCTGTCGCTGAAAAAGAGGCTCTTATGATAGAACTTGTTGAACAGATTGAAGAGCCTCCTTACTTTCTAACATTCTAAATGGTAAACAAGAAAAATTATAGGGTAACAACAAAGTTACCACAGCTACCAGAAATTACTGACAGTGAGCTTAGTTTATTTGATCCTCGTAGCGATGACTTAAACATGCTGAATCTTGTTGATGAAGAGTCTATACGTCTGTCTGGGTCTAAGTTGCATTACTACAAGTATTACAGGGGGGACTACGACCCAGTTTACATGGAAGCTAGGAATAAGCCTATAGCAAGGGATTCAATCACTGTATTTGGACACTACGATCCTACCCCATTGGAGGAGAACTTAACAGAGTTTGGTATAGAACTTACAAATGATCAGATCTTTGTGTTTAATCTTTCCTATATTGAAAGGGCTATTAACAGGAGGCCCTGGGCTGGCGATATTATTAAACCTGCTTTTCAGGAACAGAAGTATGAGATCTTTGAGGTTCAAGAAGATTCTTTTGAGGCTTATGGCGTGTTTCACCTAAATTGTTTTGCTAAACTCCTGAGAGATTCAGTGGATGTTCAGGATACCCCATTGACAGATACCTCAGAAGATGATATAGCAGGATACAGTAGAGGCAACATCTAATGTTTGGTAAGTCTAACCAATCTCTGGGAGATGGTTTACTGGAGTCTAGCGGAGTATCTAAGTTGCTTCGTATAGAGAAAGGTGTTCACGATAAATTGGTTAAGATGCATACTAAACAAAATGATATCTTAGAGATTTATACCGATATTCTTAGAGAGTTAGAACATATTTTTGGATCACTTTATAGGGTTGATGATGAGAATAAGATTATACCAATAAAAAGACTCCACGCAAATCCTGAGCGTGTAGTAGCTAAGCAATTTCAGGAAGATAACATAGTTCTTCCTGTGGTAAGTTTAGAACAGGATATTTCAAATATTGACCAAAAGAGAGGCAGGTATAGCCCAGTATTAGTACATGATGTGGTGTGGAGCGATAGATACCAAAGGGCAAGGAGAGTTTTATCTCTTAGCCCGACCCCAACTACTGTTACTTACAAGGTGCATATTTGGGCTAAGTATGGTGAAGATCTTGATCAGATTTTAGAGCAAATAAGTTTGATGTTTAACCCTAGTTTGAATATACCAAATAAGTTTAGTAGTGAAACTCAAGCTTTTTTAACTAAAGAAGAGGACACTACAGATACAACTTACAGTGATGGAGAAGATAGGATACTACGTAGGACAGCTGAGATTCAAGTTGAAACGTATATACCAAGCCCAAAAGCTCTAGTAACTTCCACAGGAGAGATAGAGTATACTCCTCATATTGAATTTGATATTACGACATTGTAGTGTGAAGATTAATGGACGATATCAGTAAATCTGGAATAACAAAGAAAGTTATAGAAATGTCCAATACCTGGAGAGGGGTTAGTGACATTCATAAACAAACTCTAACTGCTTTAATAGGAGTTTTTAATAAACTATCTTACATAGATGAAGAAAATAAAATTGTAGACGTTAGATGTATTTATGGAGGACCAGAGAGGGCTATCGCTAGGATAAATGCTGAAAATAACATAATTCTACCAGTTATTTCCGTTGTCCCTAAAGCCCGTGAGAACAGTGAAGACAGAAGAAAATTTTCCCCAGTTCTGCAAAATAATACTTATTGGAGCCATACTAAACAAAGGGCAGTCAGGCTAGTTAACCTAGCCCCAAAAGCCATGAATTTGAATTATGAAGTTAATGTTTGGGGGAAGTATCTTTCTAACGTTAACCAATTAACTGAACAATGTAGAAGAATATTTAATCCAGCTATGACTTTGGAAACTCCTTTGCATGACCAGACTCAGGCATTCCTAACTAAAGAAGAGAATGGATATCAAGTTAAATTAGGAGACTCTGATGATCGTGTTATAGTTAAAAAGTTTTTGGTTAAGGTTGAGACCTATATCCCTACTCCTATGTTTATGATAACTTCTACTGGTGAGATTGAAGAGTTTCATGGTGAGATTAAAATTGACACGGAACTCTAATTTACTAGCTCTCCAATAAAATTGTAGTTTTTGGACTAGTTAGAATGCTACATAATAAGTAGTAAAGAGCTACAAAAGGAATATTATGAAGACAATTAAGAATGTGTCAATTCAAGGTCTAGAAATTTACGTTAATACGCCTAATGGCCCAGAGACTATATGGGTGCAACCTAGGCAATCAATTACTATACCTGAGTCTTATGTAGGATCTCAAATTAAACAACTAGCCATTAGACGTATGGTTAAGGTGCTCTAGAGGAGAATTAAAATATGCCAAATTATGTAAGTCCTGGTGTCTTTGTCATCGAGAAGGACATTTCTCAATATGCCCCCACTGTAAATTCTTCAGTTGTTGGTGTGGTAGGGTTCGCTAGTAAGGGGCCTGTTAATAAGGCAACTTTGATTACCAGCCCTCAACAGCTTATCGATACTTTTGGTGAACCAAGAGAAGCACTCGCTGGTCAGGGCTTGGAAGGATCTCTTGAGATATTGGAGCAAACCAATAGCCTCTACTATGTTCGTGCTTCTAACTCTGATGCTGCTAACGCTTCTTCCACTATCGCATTTGGAGGTTGCCCCGCTGTTCAGGTATGTGCTATGGAGTTTGGAACAACTGCTCCTATTTTTATCCATGCTCAAGTAACTAATAATGTTGGTACTAGTAAATATCTAAGTACTAAAATATTTAGCATTCCAGCTAATACTTCTACTGGATCAACTAGAAGCCAAGGAAAAGCACTTCAAAAGGTTATTGGCGGATCGCTTGATTCGGATAAGATAGGTGTCTACTTCGACGCTGGAACTTCTAATACTGCTTATATTGTAGGTGCGTTTGCTGGGTCAGGATCAACTCTTTCTTTGTCTGCTTATAGCCAGCCTAACGGAACTACATTAGTAGGGGACGCTCTCACTAATGGGTCATATATACTAACTGGTGTTCACGGGTGTTTTAATCAGCTTGATGCATCTGGATATACTTCCGGTGCCTCATTTGGATCTGGAATTGCATACGGGACAACTATCAATTCTACTGACGTTGCAAGTAGTTTAACTTATCAAATACAGTCTCTGCACCCAGGGGATGGCTATAACGCTGGTACTAAGGCAAATGGTAATACAAGTGGTAATAGTATAGAGATATCCTCTCTTGGTGGGCCATATAGCAAAGTAACAGTTAATGAAAATGGAGTAACAAAAGAAACATTTAAGGTATCTTTAGTTCTTAATAAAGATTTTGTGGAAGATAAAATTAATACTAGTTTTACCACAGATCTTACGTCTGATACTATTCAAGGATCTCTATTCTTCTCTGGGGCAGATGCTGCTTCTCCTGTAGCTCTATCGTCATTCATTGATAATGTTTCAGGCCTCGGACATTCCAGAATTGGTATTCAGGGATTTCATGGGGGAGCTACCTCTGTGCAACATGTTGCACCAAGATTTGCTAAGATGCTTGAAGGCTCACACAACATGACTGGTGGGGATAACGCTATATCCTCCACCGCTGCTGGTAAAGACACTGATTTGATAGGAGACGCTACTGTTACTCCTAAGACTGGTATGCAAGCCTTGGATGATGAAGTTTTAAATATCTCCCTAGCGATTGTTCCTGGTATTACTTCGCAAAATACTCAGAATGCCTTGATTACTTTGGCAGAATCTACGCAAGCTTTCTTGGCTATCATATCTCCACCATACGGGGTAGGAACTCCACAAAATGCTATCGATTGGACTAATGGACAATCTGATACTAGAACAGCATCTGTTGCTAGTAATTATGCTGCTATTTACTGGCCTTGGGTCCAAACGTTTAGCGTGCATGATGGAAAAGATAGATGGTATGATCCTGCTATCTTTGGAGTTCGTCAAATGGTGCATACTGATTCGGTATCAGAGCCTTGGTTTGCTCCCGCTGGTTTTGTAAGAGGGCGTTTAACTAAGCCATCTGATGTTGAAGTTAAGTTGAACCAAGGTGACAGAGATTCAATGTATAGTGGTGGGAACATTCTTAATCCTATCGTTAACTTTGTAAGACAGGGTATTACAATATTCGGTCAAAGAACTGCTCAAAGAAACCCAACTGCATTGGATAGGATTAATGTTAGAAGACTTCTTATTCAGATTAGGAAGGTTATACTTGCAGCAACTAGGCAGTTTGTTTTCGAGCCAAATGATGAATTTACTTGGAACCAGATTGAAGGTATCCTAAATCCATTCTTAGATGATATCAAGCGTAGGAGAGGTATTGTAGAGTTCCGTGTTGTTTGTGATGCAACCACCAATACTCCTGCTCGCGTAGATAGGAATGAATTATGGTGTAAGGTTCTTATCAAGCCTACTAAGACCGCAGAGATCATCATCTTTGAGGTGAATCTTACAAACCAATCCGCCCAACTAGGAGGCGAATAAACTATGGCAAATCTATACTATAAAGATGATTTTAGGGCGGCAGAGCCCAGTGCAAAGGGATTACCAGTTATTTCAAGAGATCTGGATTCAGTAAGAGCATATCAATTCGAAGTTGAATTTCAAGGTCTTGGTACTGCTGACAGGAAGCTTCGATTAGCTGCTAAGCAAGTAAGTCCAGCTGGAT